CTAAAATGAATCTTGATGAATTAACATTAATAACACCGGATGGATCCTCTACCCCTATTGTATGCAATAACCCTGCAACGTATGTACCTGTAAATAAGTTGTAATGGGTGAACTGCATATTGATATTCGCCTTTGCGTAGATATTGTATAACTGACTGAATAGCAATGTGGCAAGGTTTGAATAACTTCCGCTAATGCCGAATCGAGTGAATCCAGTTAAAGCATTGTCTGTTATAGATAAAAGCGATTGCAGTTGCGTTACGTTTAGTAACGGAAACTGATTACCTATAGGAGTTGTTATTTGTTTCTTATACTGATTACTTGCCGTTTGATTAAATAAAACTTGTTTAGGGCCATACACTGACTTTGCTTTTCTTTTCACATTCGCAACAAACATATTGGATATACCTGCCGATGTTACCCTAAATTCTATTGATAAAGTTCCTGTAATTGGCGATGGATTTGTGATAATAGTTTTAGTTTCTAACGCTGTATTGTTTTTCGGTTCTTCAAAATATAGAAAACTATTGAACCATTCAGGCGCACCCGATACCAATCTCCCCCAAGCATACACGGTGGCACCGCTTGTAACGCTTATCCCTATTTCCATGTCGCCAGTTGATGCAGTAATACATTGGAACTCTATTTCTAAAATATCTCCTTCACTTACAAGGCCGCATGACAAGGCAGTAAATGTTGATTGAGTACTTCCGGATGTAAACCTTGCACCATATACACCGCTTTCAGGCCCCATCGTAAAAGTGCCACCACTTCCCAATGTTCTACTCCAATTTGTCGGAATACCGGAAGTAAGCAATGCCATGTTACCATTGTCAACTGTATTTTCAGGGTACTTTAATTCTCCGGTAAGTTCAAGCGAATTAAATGACTTTTTGATTATTTTGGTTTGGCTATTTTCTACAAAGTAAAATGGTACTGAACCATTATCTTGATACGGCTGAATAGTTCTATTTATAGGCACATTCGATAAGGTATCTGTAGAAGATACCCCATCTGTACGGAATACACGAATAGTATCGGATGCTCTTTCATTTACGGAAGTTATCCACCATTCCCCACCCGATTGATATATTTGCGCACCGTGAGCAATGCAAATATCTTCGAGTACATCATAGCAGTTCTTATAAGTATAATCGCTATTAGTCCAACGGGCAGGGAAGATGTGAGTATTGCGAATGTATGATGTTGATGTACTATGTGCCGTTGCATAGTAATTGATTGCCGAATTGATATAGTACTGCACCGGAAATTCAATATTCTTTAAGCAGTTGCGAATGATTTGCAGTAGTGATTCAGATGTATTGATATTTGCAGATGTAGGAACGTATGGTACTGATTTGAGCAATCCTAACCCATCCACGCAAATAATATCAACAAAGTTCCTGCCCGTTGTAAAAGCTATGCTAATACTATCCATCAATACATAGCCCTGCCATATAAAATAAGTGCCACCATTGGCCGAAAATCTTACATAGTACTTTTTATCGTCTGTTGAAACAAGGTCGGGATATGGGCCTGTAAAGTCGGTAAAATCGGCTCTTATGGTAAATAGTGTAGGAAGTACGGGCTGAAAAGGATCATCACCGGAAGCAAGGCACTCTAACAAAAATGGACTATTTCCTGTGGCTACGCTATACACGGAACCTGTGTAATCATTTTCCCAAATTTCAGCATCATAGGTTAACCCTGACTTGCTGATTGCAGAAAATGTATATTTCTTCCCGTATGCCATATTAGGTTGTTAATGCTCTGAATGTATTGGTTCTACTTTGTGAAAGCCATATATCGTTACCTCTCACTACACCCTCCACCACTACTCTGCTATTGCCTCCACCCATCTGCGATGCTGATGCGATTATTGACCGCATTTGGTCGGGTCTTACGATATGCTCTGTACCGTGTAACATCACCGGATAACCAGAACGGGGGCCTGTAACGGTACCACCTTCAGCAAAACCGAGAAGTTTGCCAAGAAGTGAAAGGAACCCACCGCCTTTCTTACCACCACCAACTGTACCACCCATTAATGATGCCCCTACTGCTTGACCGCCTTTAAATGCAGCACTTCCCCCCATAGTTAATGCAGACATAATACCCTGAAATATTGCCGCCTTCGCTGCTGCCATTGCAATATCAACCGCTAACCTTTTGAACATATCGCCCAATGCAGTACCAATGCTTTGACCGTTAATCATAGCATTGAACATTCCAGTCATTGATTGCGTTAAGTAGTTTGCAGTATCTGCTGCGAATGCTTCATCCTTCTTTAACTTTAACATACTCAAAGCCATTGATTGTTCTCCAAGTGCTTTGGTTAATGTGTTGTTAGCAGTAGTGGTTAACTGAATGTTGGTTATGTCTCTTTGTTGGGGAAGGTTAATGCCTGCACTATCTACCGTCCCAGTTTCTAACCTACCCATAGTTGCTTTTAACCTATTAAGGGCAGTTTGTTCTACTATTAAATTATTATAGTATTCAAGTTCTTTTTGTGCTTTTACATAAGCATCTATTTCTGCTTTTGTTGTGTCAGCTGCGCCTCCCGGCTTTGTTCTTGAACCTGCTAATGTTTTCTCTAATTGTATAGCTTGTTCATTCAGCTTATTAGCTGAATCTAAAAGGAAGTTTTGTTGTGTGAGTGATTTGTTTACATCATTTGAAACAGTTTCTGCAAGATTCATGTTCTTAAAGAAGGACTTTGTTGCGTTCATAGCAAATTCTATCCAATCTTTATCAAAATCAAACATCTCTCCACTTACCAATCTTGCATTTAACTCTGCTGCTTTTGCTTGAAATACGTTTGCTTGTGTCCTCAACTGCATAGCTTTTACAACCGTTGCAGTATTTTTGACCATTAATTCCTCCGCTTCCTGTATGCTATTTGCATAACCTATGCTACTACCTAAACTATCATTATACTTATCAAGTGCTTCTTTTTTACTTAATACTCCTGCCCTTGCTGAATTGAAGGCATCCTTTACATCATAAACCTTTATGTTAAAATCAGTTATTGATTTAGTTTGTGCTTGCATTGCATCGGAAGCATCCTTCGACCCCCTTGTCCAGTTCGCTAACCCTATTTGAGCAAATGATAAAGCTGCAACAATACCTGAAAAGGCAAGCCCGGCAGCACCGGCAGCAGGAACTAATTGAGTTAAGTTGTTCGATATAGCATTAAAACCATACGGCAAATCCTGTATAACTCTACTCATTCCAGTAAAGTCAGTACCCAACTTCTTTACTCCTTTACCACTATTACCTGCTGATTTCTCAACCCCATCAAGAGATAGGATAGTTTCCTTAATGGCTGCAATGGCTTTCTTATTGTCCGCACTAATTAATATTTCGAGTTTTTCCGGTGCCATTGCTTTATTTTAATGCTTCTGATAATTTCTTCATATTTTCGATGAACTGCTCTTGTGTCAATCTCTCCCCTCTATCCGGTACTTCATCCGTTGACAAAGGTAAGAAATCTGTTATGCTTTTGCGCCCCTTCGTGTCGGTGTTGGTGCAGTACATCACATACGCTATCAACCTCGTCCTCTGCCATTCCGCTAACTGCTTCGCTTCATACGCTTTGCGATATAATAAAAAATCTCGCCACCGAATAGACCAAAACTGCTCAATAGTTAGGCCCGATTCAATGGCGAGAATTATAACCTCATCCCAAGTCTTGTCCCGGTGGTTTAACTTTTTTTTTCTTCCTCCGGTACGTTTTTATCAGCAGGTATATCAGGTACCATTGCTTTCATAGTGTACTGAATGAATTCAAGTACCTGCGATCCTGTGAACTGCAATCCACCACCCTCATCAATCAACTGCGATGCTTCCCTTTCGCTTATCACCTTGCCGGCTCCCTCACTTGCCGCCTGCACCATTGTAATAACGTGCTTAAAGGTTAAGGATTGCCCATCGTACATCTCCAACATCTTACCTATTGGCAAGTTGCCATTCATTTCGCAGAATCGGTGCATCGCCCAGTTATTCCAAAGTAAACTAACGCTGCCCGTTGAAGTTTTTAACTCAAATGGTACGGGCATAAATTAGTAGGTCTTGGTTTGGGTAAGTGGAGCATTCTGAACCTGGAACTCCGCATCGAATTTCAGCAGGTCTTTGTCAGTTGCATCCAATGAAAGCGAAGTAACAAAGATGTTACCGCTATACACGATGTCGCCGGATACAGGGGAAGCAGGGCCAAAACGGGCAGGAATAGAATCACGGTTAACGAGCATGGAATACAAACGGTCATAGCTTTCACGGCTACCGCTACCTGTTTGGTCAATGGCATTTCCACTACAACTGATTGTCTGACTTACGGAATTACCGGGAAGTTGCTCATCTCCACACTTACTATCGGCATCAATGGCATCACGGGTGATCTCCATTGAGTTTGATGTAAGGCAGGCAACGGTCTGAAAACTACCGTTTCTGTCGAAATCCAGTTGAAGGATGATGTCCCTCGCATTTACAAAAGTGTAACTCATATTTATTGTGTTTGTGAAATTATAAATTCATACCGCAAAATTACACGAAAAGTGTTATCAAATGGATCCAAGTCCTCCAAGTTAGTTACCGATGCCAATACCACATTCTTACAATCCCATCCTACAGGTAACACAACCACCGTATCACTATTTATCGCACCCATTACCGCTTCCGCTATTTGCTCCGCCCTCTTGAAGCCAAAGTTACTACTTTTCGTTGTTATATCTATGTTGACGGAAACCATGTTGATATACCCTTCCTTCCCTTCCTCCTGCCCGGATGTTCTACCTGTTATGGTAATGTATTCAGCCGGCTCATTTGCAGGCACCATTGCATCGTAAACATCAATGTAGGTATAGGCAGCCAGTTGAGTAACTAACCATTGTTTAATCGGTATGGCAGGGTTTTTCATTATCATTTGCGCAACAAGTTTTGAATCCGCTTAATCAGTTTCGGTCTTTCATCAAGATAGGCAGGGATAAGGAATGGTTGTGGCTTGATGCCGTTTTTAAGTATAAAGTAGGCCATTCTTTCAGCTACCCTCAAATCTTCCGACAATCTTTGATCTCTATTTCCTTGCCTTCTTCTTGATTTTACTTTGTAAGTTCCTGCTAACTTATTACGCCTTACATAGAGTAAAAGTGCAAGTATCATATCCCCGTAATCGCCTTTACCTTTCCCCCTGAATTGTGCAGCATAGGCAGCGAATCCATTATGTATCGGGTGGCTCATTGCCTTTTTCTTTGTGCCGAACTCTACATAAGCAGCATACCCGATATCCGAATAAACCGATTTCATCAACGGCTCACCGATGTTATGCTTTATGCTTTGCCGTAACTTACCAAAGTTAGCAGGTGCCATCCGCTTTGCATTGCGTTCAATGTTCAATGCTGATTGCGACATCAAGTTATTAAGACCTGGACCCATACGTTCAGCAGCAATGTCAAACATCTTTCTAACCGCCTTGCCCCCCACTAAATTCATGCTGAATTCGGCCATTACTTAAAGATTTGTATTTCCAAATATTCATCCTTATTCTCAACATTCGTAATAGAATGAATGGTGTATTGCTCACCGCTTATTTCTAATCTGTAGGTTTGATCGATTGTAAGGGGGTAGCGCACGAATACAGTAGCGGATGCCGTGTAACTTACCTGCGCTGCAATCAAAGAACGGCTATCACCAAGCGGAATAAACATACCCCAAATGGTGGCAGTATTCGCATAGGTAACCGTATAACCCCCCTCACCATCGCTCACCTGTGTAGGTTGTAACACACCAATCGGCTCATGCAGTAATTCTGCAGACAGATAATTCGGTCTTGTACCTTTTAACCTCATAGTATTGGCGATTGACGGGTGAACTGCTGACACGCTCTCCATGCTTTCTCACAAATGCCCATACCTTCTGCACCTGCCCCCCTATTTTCGTACATATGATTCACCTGGTCAAGAATAGCGAACTTTAACGCAGCCGGCACATGGGTATAACCTACCGTATATTCCGCTCTCATGTTCTCTATCTGTGGAAAAGTAATTCGGGGATAATTACCGCCTATGATTCGTTTGTCAGTTAGGATTGTACCGGTATAATCATCGTACAATGTAATATCGGAAGTGATAGGGCCGTATGGCAATTGATAGGCACCTCCTTTGTTGCTGAACCATACCTTCACCTGCTTTGTTATTACGCTGATACCTGCTGCATCTTCGATTATCTTTCGGGCAGAACTAATCAACTGCGATACCTGCGCATCTTCGCTTGTATGGCTAACTCTAATGTATAGTTTCGCTTCTGCAAGCGTTACCGGCTCCGCATAGCTTACCTCTGTGATTTGCGAATCTATTGTAAAAGAGTAGTTACCCATTGTTCAAAGTTTATTAATTTATCATGCGGCCTTAACTGCTCTGCCCTGTCAAATGCCGCCCTACTGCAAAGTTCGTAATTATTCATCACATTTTGTATGGCCTTCACCCATTGATGAGGTCGGTCAGGGCTGCAATAAATTCCTGCATCCCCACAATTCTCCCTTAATGCCGGTAAGTCACTTACAATGCAAGGTATTCCCGATGCCATTGCTTCCGTTGCCGTTCTTCCCCAACTCTCATACTGCGATGGCATCAAAAGTATCTTTGTGCGCTTGTATGCATTCCTAATGTCGGGCTGATTCGCCAAAAAGGTTACATTTTGTAACCCTTTGTAAATCTGTTCCCCATAGCCGCCTTGTACTGCCAAGAACTTGTATTCGGGCATCATTTGTGCCACCTCATAAAATAGTTCGGCTCCCTTATTTCGATTGAGATTGATTAGCGTTATTTCTTCCCCACGTTCAACCCTATAATGGTCAATATTCACAGGCGGTTGAAGTATGAATGAATTGTTGGGATATTTTCCGTGTTCACTCCCCCAATAGGAATTGTAAACCACGTTTATATGCTGATTCCGTCTGACGGATATGTAATTGAAAGTATTGTGAGCAAACCATACGGCCGGCTTCTTTGTCTTTTTGCAGTCCTCTGCCACATCTGCTGCAAAATCTAATTGTGTGAAAATTACATCCGCCCAATCATGGTGAAAGTACCAATCATGTGAGCGATTAAAAACGGGTATTCCTTCGTACTCATAGTACTCATTGTTCATTGCGGAGGTCATGACCTTGACGAGATGGCCACGCTCCATTAACCACTTGTTGATTTCGTGTGCGTTCCATTCCGACCCTGACTTCGCCTTTGGGAGATATTGCTGCACGTGCCACAATACACGCATTTTTGGCTTTTTTTCGTTCACGCTTTTTCATAATAATAAAGGGGGAGAGTTTCCCCTCCCCCCTCATTGATGTTAGATAGTAGCGAAGATAGCGGAGTTAGGAAGCATCAAGTTGATGGCTTCGTAACACTCAATCCGGGCAGTAACCATGTTGGTAACGAAGTTGTTTTGATCTTCGTAACTCAATTCAATGTTAACACCGTTCACTTCAACTCTCTCCAGGTAGTTAGCATCGAACAGGAATGCACGGCTATTAGGCACCCAGTTGCAACCAACGATAGGTACACCTGCAATGTTCAATACTCCTGCTTGACCGACTTGCAATCCACCTGCGCCCATGTAGTAACCATTGGTGAATGATTCATTCAGCAACAAAGACCATGTAGCGTTTGAAACGAATACAACGGATGCGCTGAAATCACCTGCACGCAAGTTGCCAATCAACTGGATAATATCACCCA